ATCAGCCGACATTAGGACTTCCTTTACTCATATCAGTATAACTTCGTCGAAGGGGAAAAGCGTGCCACAATTTTCGGTTAACTTTGCCGAATTTTTACCTTCCCACGTAACCCGCACGTAATCTATTCTACCATATTTTTCGCACTTGTCAACCGTCGCAACACATTTTCGGGCGTATGCCGGCAACCAATCGTTTTTGATATATATTTTACTGCCTATTTTAATTTCCATTATAGTCAATTACTTCCATTATCTATTCTCTCCAGGATCATAATAAAATATTGGTTCTTTGGTAAGCTCTAATTTGCCATCAACTATTTGTGCGTCAGTTACTACAAATATTAGATTGTAGCTATCTCTTTTAGGAGGATTTGGTTTACTAATACCAAAACATATAATGATAGTGAAACAAATGATTAAGCAACAATAACCTATTGTCTTCGACATAATCTATTTTCCTTTTCCCGATAGATATGCTAGAAATCCTGCTGTTCCCCAGCATAATCCGGCAACATACCAAAGATTGTTAGAAATAGCAACTGTTCCGACAATAGCCAAAATTAGAGAAATAATCATTGGCTTGCATCCTTTTAAATTGAATTTTTTAGATATCCCTCTACAATAAAATATTCGTCAGAACAAACACCATCAGTAAAATAGTTTAAGCTATTACATGTGGTTTCTACTGTACGCCAAAAACATATTTCCTTACCATATACTACATATCTCTGGGCAAGATTAAAATCACCTATTTTATATGCTGAATATCTTATACTAATTTTTCTATAATATTCTTCAAATACATCAATATCCTTTTGCAGAAGGGGTAGGCGAGTATCTGTTGAAATACGCCGTAGTTGAATATATTTAATATTCTTAAAATGAGATAGCCAATAAATTATATCATCTATTTCATCTATATTATGACGGCATATAACTATAGATACTCTAACATTATCACCAGAAGCGGGAATAATTTTTACCCAATCTGGTATAACACAAGTTCCCATAATTTTCTTATTAGTTTCACAAGATAGACTATGAATAGAGTATCCTATTTCTCCCTTCATAGACTTAATAATATCCATCTTTTGCAAAGCCAACAGCCCATTAGTCCTAACGCCAACAACAAAATCGTTAGATTGCAAATAGTCTACCAAATCTTCCAAGTATTGATATTGTAGACCATCGGCAGTTTGCCCCGTGATATACAGGTTAGATATTTTGTGCAAACGACATTGATTTAGAAATTGCGGAAAGTTTTTCCATTGTGAGAAATGTACATTTAATTGATTCTTTCCACTTAGCTCCTGCAAGATATCTTTACCTAAACAAAAATAGCAATTGGCATTACACTGGCCTAATAGATTGATATTAGCAAAGCTATAGGCACTTCGTTGTCTATTTTTAATTATAGGAGTGTTCATTGCTTACGCCATAATTCAAATGTTTATTCTAGAACTTCTACAAATTTAACAGCCTTTTCTAGACAGGTAAAAGCTGCACTATCTTTAGCTCTTTCTGAGCTATTATAAGCAGTATGAGAATCACTATAAAGGTTTACATATACAACTCTAGGCTCTGGCTTAATACGATATACAAAATCGGAGAAATTAAAAAGATGTTGTAGGGTACAAATAGCCCAATTCTCACCTTTACCATATCGAAATTGTATAGTTTTGCCATCCTTATATGCCTGTATAACAGCAATCATTTCGTCCAAAGTGTTTACATTAGTGTTCATAATAACCTTTCAACAATTTATTAGATAGTTATCTAAAACTTGTGTTAAATCAAACAAAGATTTTTCAGGATGTTTTGACCGAAGCATTTTTAATGCACCAATACGATCTACCTGAGCCATTTCCTGCCATGTTACTATATCATCTTCTATGATAGCTTCTCTGAGAGTATCTATGCGACCAAAGATATATTCTCTTATATTTACGAGAACACATAATTGTTCTAAATTATTCATTTTAACATTCTTTATCTATCTTAGCCAAAAGTTTGATTTTTATAAATCGTTATACATCAAGTATTTAAGTAGGGCCACTGGAATTTGCATCCAGAACTTACAGATTAACATGTTACCACGATTTTCATCGCCAACTGTATAGTTGTTGGTAATCTGGACTTTCCCTTCATCATGGATAATTAAATTATCTTTAGATGTCGCCCGTCAAGTCTCTACACCTTCCACCTATATTATAAATGGCTTGGCTCGGGATTAGCATATTAAAGCGTTCCCCGAATTTGAGCGATTCTACTCTATAAGTTTCCTTATAGGCACTCCTATTTAAAGTCTGTTACTCTACTAATTGAGTTATGACCCTATATTTTATCTAATATTATCACACCATATCCGACTCTTTCACCGCCTTTCTAAATCTTTTTAAATAATTTGTGTCATCAATAAAATCGGTAACACTCAATAAAGCGTCAAACAAATCATAAACAAATTGACGGGTTGCTATAGTATCTGGATTTTTAATTGTCGGTTTATCCACATCGGTAATGGGTGGTTGTTTCATATCAAAAGGATGATAAAGATTATAACCATCACCATTTGGACCAGGACCATCTTCTACACGTCTACCATCTTCACTACGATATTCGGTTTTATTATCAGCTACAAATCTTTGACTAGTACATTTGCCAGTTTGTACATTGAAATTTTGTACTACATAGCCATCTATAAATTTAGTGATAATCATGCTAACGCCTTTCTATATCCGTTGTTTACAACAGTATACCAGAAATTTCGGGAAAGTCAAGGGATAACCCCCGTTTTTTCGAGAAAATTTTGGGGAAACTTTGCGGAAAAATTACAGTCCGTAAGTTTCTTTGCGTTCAATGTCGTTTATTGGGTGTCTAGGGTCGTTCTCTGTCAACTCTAGGGCATCAATGATAAAACCATCCTGCCACCCATCAAGCCACGCTTCGGCATGAACTACGCCATTATATGGATTTTTATACTTTGGCAAACCAGAGCGGAAGGCTTCTTGTCCTTCGCGGTAAATTGTTCTAAGATCATCTAAACCCATTACTACACCCATCTTCTTCTGGATATGTTATACCATTTATTACATCACCGATACACTCCGAATTCTCACAGCCGCACATATAAACCTTACCATTTGGTTTAACAAAGATAGAGTCACATGGACAATCTTTTTGAATACCGTCGCTGTCTCCATATATATCTATAGCACGACCAACTGCCAGCCCAGGTTTATATTCTGTTGTATTTCTTATATTTCCCCCGAATGCTTCAATAACATTATCATCAATATTGTCATGGAATTGATCTTGTGATAATTGACCGCCCAATTTTTTCTGTCTAATTAACTTTGCGATTAGTAGTGCAAGTTTAGTAATCTTTCCATTTGTTATGATATAAGGGGTTTCATCTAAAAAAGCTATTGAATAAGCTAAAATATATTCAAATTTTGGATGTACAGTAGGCTCGCCGCCACCAATTGTTATATAACTACCATATTCATTAGCTAATGCAATCGCATGTTTAAAGGTGGATAATGACATATCACTACCTTTATCTGTACATGAAAAGCAACAATGGCCGCATGTCATATTACAACGGGTAGTGATTTGTATATACAAGGCTAACGCCTTCACTAAAAGGATTTGTAAATCTAATTGCTATCGCAATTCATCAAAATAGCTATATAGTTAGAAATTCCACCATAACCACGCATGAATTCTAGGACTACTTAGCAAGGTTAATCTTTTAGGATACCAATACTTAAAGGCGATTTTCAATGAACGAAAAGGTTTTTTAAATACTATCATAATATCTTTCGCAATTCAATCTATAAACAATACCCCTGGTCCATTACCTTCATCATCCCTAGAAGGGTAAATGACAGTGCCATCTTCTAAAACAATAATATCTGTTCCATTGTCCCAACCACTAGCTTCTATTTCGTTAGGTGTCATACGGCGAAATTCGATTATTTTTTGTCCAACTATATTCTTCATATTACTTACTTTCTTTATTATCTTTAGCTTTATTACTGATCTGAGATTCTAAATAAGATTTACTTAATTGATAAAGATCAGATGCTTCTTTTTGAATTTGTGTATTATTAACAATCTTGGGCAAGATATAAATTGCGGCCATTTCTTTTGATGTAGGTATAAAAACTGGAATAAAAATACAAAAAACTGCACAACATAAATTACGATAAATTTGCTTTTGTAAAAGTTTCCAATATTGAGATAAGTCCTTATTATCATAAGTATTATCACACTTTATCGAACACATAAGTAAATTAACAATCATAACAATGGTAAATAATGCAAGACCAAAAAATCCTACATTATGAAGATAATCACATCTAGTAATCCAATAAATAGTTGTCGAATCCATAATCATATTCCTTTTAGAGTTAACGAATAATTTTCTAATTACGCAACTATTGCCATAATATTGTCTAATATCCTCTTGCTTTTAGTTCTCTAATGGCATCACGCTGATTATCTAGTCTTTGTTGTTTTATTTGCTTTGCCCTACGTTCTATCATATATCTTTCGTCTATTTCGTTTTGTTCTTGTTGTGTAGGTATTATTAACTTACTATTTCTATCATCTAACGAGGCAAAAATTAGAAATATTACAATAAAAACAGCAATTACTCCCATCATAACATATGGTAGGACGAATAGAATAAATGACATAGAATAGAGATAAATATTGTTGAGAACATCAAGGAATTTATTAAGATATCTCATTATTTTGTTTCTTTTTCTAAAAGAGAGTACCCCTTCCAGGTTCCGCCCCTGGTCTATTACTTTAGAAGAGTAATGTGCTATCTATCACACTCAAGGGGCAAATATATTATATTATTTTAAAATATTTTTTATTAAAGGTTCAACTATTCGGTGTATAATATATTGGGTTCAACTTTACGAGGAGATTTATGACAGAATTAACAAAAAACATATTAAAGTTACGGAAAGATGGTTTAAGCTATAAACAAATCAAAAACAACCTTAATTGTTCGTTGAGTATTATATGTTATCATCTAGGAAAAGATCAAAAAATAAAACATGATATTAGACAAGCTAAACATAGATGTAATAGACATCCGTATTCTAGTAAAATATCTTCGTTTTTTGGTAGAAGGTCATATAATCAAAACACTCAAAAGGATTTGAACTCAAACACAAAATATGTAATTCAACGAAAAATTTATCACTTTCACAAAAAGAAGGGTAGTATGGCAAAATCTTATCAATCACCAAACTTTACTGTTCAAGATGTTTTAGATAAATTCGGAGAACATCCTAAATGTGCATTAACAGGTAAAGAGATAGATATATCTAAATCAAAAACATATCATTTCGATCATATCATACCAACAAGTAAGGGTGGAAAAAATTCTTTGGATAATTTACAGCTATTAACAAAAGAAGCTAATATGGCTAAATCTGATATGCTTAATGACGATTTTATTGCATTGTGTATTGATGTTATAAAAAATCACGGATACACCATAAATAAAACAGAATAAGTGGGATGTCTGCGTTATGCTCGCAGCAGGTCGGCCTTATAAGAGTCAACTGGTCACTAGACCCCATCCCATTAGATTACACATTTTCTTCTGTAAAATCATCTTCTACATATATTTTATTTAATCCTACCAAATAATGTTTAGCGACTTTTCTTTTTATCACACAATTATCTTGATCTCTAACAAGAATAACTACTGGATATTCTTCGTCAATATTATGACAAGATTGTAATATCCTTGTAATAAGTGTTCTAGCTGTCATAATAAACCTATTGTTTTAGCAACCATTGTGCGGCGGCATAAATAAGATATCCAAACAGACCCAATATCACCAAAGAAGATACAATACTGATAACGCTAAATACTTTAGCCCATTTCCAAAGCGATTTTGTTCTATTCTCCATACTAGTCCATTCGCTATCAAACTTGTTAGGGAGTTGCAACATTATTACTCCTACGATATTTAGTTTTCCGGCCACCTTTAGGACATTTGCTTACGCCCACCTGGGCAAGGGAAACCTAGCAGGATTTGCACCTGCGTCCATTGTTATATCAATGGGTCTTTCTAATTAAACGATAGGCTTCTTTACATCCAGCCTTTAGGCTGTCAACTCTGCAACAGTCTTGCCACGAATTTTCGCAAGCAATTCCAAAGCATTGCCTACATCCACCTTACGACCACGTTGACCTGCGGCCATTTCCTTCAAAGGAATGTTGTGTACCTCACGATACTTAGTAGCACGATTCGACACACTAGCGGGAGCCATATCTAGCTTACCCGCCACTTCGGCAACCGATTCGCTACCTTCCCAAGCGGTAATAAAATCGGTCGAGCTAACACTAACACGCTTTGCAGTAGCCATAACAAAACTCCAATACTAAAAAGGGTTAAACTTTGCGGGGTTCAATCGACCCCTTTGCTTTCCATGCCCCTATCATACACTATTTGGCGGACTTGTCAAGAGTCTAAATAGAAATTTTTTGGGATTGGCCTAGTCCCCCAATTGGGTTAGTGTGACGGTTTCGCCATCTTGTAGTCTAATAAATACATTACTATTCATATCAGATTTATCAGGCCGTGATCGACCTGTATCATCTATACATACCATTTGATATAGGGTGGCTATCCATATATATATCCTGTCGTATAATCTCTATATAGATTCCCATACACCGTATCTTTACCACAAATTGCTGTAGTTTTACTTGCGGCAACTTCTACTTTGACCATTTTCATTTCTCCTAAAATTTAGTTATTTAACCTAAAACACACAATTTGTTTGTACTACCTATATTCCGGCAATTGTTCCAACCTTACGGGAACTACATTACCATTCTCTAAATACATTGGATTTTCCTTATAATATTCTTTGGCCAAATATCCAGAATCACTCTTTGTACTGGAAAGTGTTGCAAAAACAAACTGACCATAAGAATTCTTAAAAATGTAACCAGTTTCTGTAGTTTGAGCCATCATTAAATTCCTTACCAAAGGTCATCTTGATTTATTTTAACATTTAAATCTTTAGCTATTCGTTTAGTCAGTTTTTGTTGTGTTTGGCTTATAATCTGTGTCAATAGACGAATACCATCTTCGATATCTCCAAATCTTTGGTCGATAAGATCAACAGCTTGTTTATTAACCATTTGTTCTATATCATTGCCAATTTTATCAAATACAGTATGAACCGGAAGTTCTATACCGTCTATAATAAATTTGATAGAATGACAACCATTTTTCAATTGAGCATTTTGATATGCTTTATTAAATACTTTTCTTTGTGGCTCTGACAATTCTCCCGTTGCTGCTACAAGCAAATCAGAAAGAAAATCTCCACTATTAAATTCAAAATTATCCATAGTTTTATTCCAAATAAAGCGACAATCTTTCTTTTACATACGCCGGAATATCTCTATTCATGTCTTTACATAAATGTTCTACACAAGCATCATTCCACCCCAAATTCCACCAGTCTAAAGACTGTTTTAGAAATGAATTTTGTTCAATATTTTCATCAGAAAACGGATTCTCCGTATGATATTTTCCATTTTTATATGCTTGATATCCATCCCTATAGCAAGACTTTATACCATCGTATGATATAGTCATTTTTATATTCTTAGATAATTTATATCACATCGAAAACCCAGAGCAAAAAAATATCTACCATTTGTCTATTAGAGTTTTCATTTTTTAGTATGATCCAAATCTTCTAAAATTTGCCGTAGGTCGGGATATTTATCAATCATAATGAGACATTACTTATCCTTTTCAGGCGATAGCTCATCATTCCACTTAAACAATACATTACCTTCTTTATCTACTTGATAAATAGCCGCATTATGCTTAATTGCTTCTTGCTTCATATCTTTTTTACCAACATATGTACCAATTATCAATCCCGCCCATAATGCAATTAGCACGATAACAGCTAGCACTAATCCTAAATATCCATCATCATTTTTAGTCTGGTACATTATTTTCCTCATTTGTTATTCCATAGGCGGCACATAGACAAAAATGCCACCAATATTTTTCTAGAAAATCATCAGATAGTCTATCAAAATAGACCTTATTTAACAACCTTTGAACTTCATCCTTTAGATTTGGTCTATTAAAAATGACATCTTTCCAACTATTGTTCCACTTATCCCTGACCCAAACGATAAATGTAAGATCGGTAAATGATAGTACATTCCTCAACTCTTGGACGGCATAAGTCATATTGCATTCAATATCTGGATTATCCAAAAATGGCCGCTTGAAGAATTGCATTTTGGACAATCTAAATCTTGCGGGTTCATCAAACATAGACATAGGAGAAAAATCAAAAACAGGAACATCTTTCTTCCAATGATAATAGGCAAGTAGTTTACTGTGATAACTAACTATTAGATTGCCTATTTGAATTTCGTCCGGTTGAATACTATTGTATCCACCGTTATAAATCCAAAACGCATGGATAACCCGACCAACAGATTGACCTTTGTAGTGCGAATATGGGGAAGACATAGCTACCGCCTTTCTTATTAAAGAATTTTTAATTTAGTGGCTTAGGCCGAAGTCGAATCGGCATAGACATAATGTCTGACGCTTTTTAAGAGCGTTGTGTATACCCTTTCCACCACTAAGCCATAAAAATTTTTTATTTTGTGTTATATCAGAAGGCTAACGGTGTATAATACCATATACTTATTTATGTAACAAACGAAAGGTTAATAATGAAGAAATGTGCAAAATGTGGCGAAACAGATATTACTAAGTTTTGGAAAGATAAATCTCATAAAGATGGTTATAGTCATTACTGCAATACTTGTGATAGACTTAGACAGCGGAAGTGGAGAAATAGCAATCCAGATAAAATGAGAAAGTGTCAGGTTAATTGGTCTAAAAATAATCCTGATAAAGTTAAAGCACAACATAAAAGAGGTTATCAGCGAAGTCAAAAGTTTTTGGATGAAGTTAAGTCTCAACACGGGTGTATATTATGTGGTGAAAAAGAAATATCTTGTTTAGATTTTCACCATATATTATCTAAAGATTATGATATAACACATAAAAAAGGTGGAGGATATAAGGTATTATTAAAAGAACTTCGCAAGTGCTGTATTGTTTGTGCTAATTGTCATCGAAAAATACATGCAAAAGTATTGGCGGCACCTACAGAAGTTATAGATATAACGTCTTATCTATATTTGACTAAAAATGGTATAGATTAAGTAGCCATACTAATTGCTGTCTCTAGTGCTAGTTTATTCATAACTGCACCTTCGTTAAACCATAGAGAATTTAGCCTATTACTAGCATTTCTACCTTTCTTCCACGAAAGATATTCTGCAACGCCATTATAAGCAGACCAGTAAGTGCCACGAATAATCTTAATATCAGAACCCTTACCGCTATCAATAGTATTTATAATTTCTGTAATAATGTTTAGGGTTTTGGTAGGAAGGTCTATCTCTGGCTTATCTGTATCTACACCAAGAACAATCTTTACATATTTTCGCAAATCACCACTATGTACTTGTTTTGACGCAAGAAATTTATATTGTTCAGCAGATGCTTCAAATTCTTTATTAGCTAGGTCCATAATGTCTCTAATAAGACCGATATTAGTATTAACACTAGCAGAATGTCTAATTCGTATTAGTTTGCTTGCCTTGTTTGCTATCGCCATTGATAGAGTATTGCAGCAAACGACTCTAACAGAAGTGAACCCTGCCCTAACCGCCATAGTACCATCATGAGAATTAGCCAACAAAATGAATTTAGCTACTTCATCACCTTTTGCAATTTCCATTACAGGATTATCAATAACTTGGGCCAAAACCCAAACCTTCTCACCATCACACAAACTTCCCGCAGTATGCAATGAGCATACTTTAGTATCTAGCCACGGCTGGAACCAATCAAACATTTCCCAATTTTGTAGTGGTGTCCATCTTGGACCAACAACACCCAAAATTCGACCATCAGTTTTACGATAACAAGCTCTATGTGATACAGGCTCATTATCCATAGTTTGTAGTTTCTTCAATCCCACTTCCCAATCTAGTCCAGCCAATTTGATACCTTTTGCAATATCAAATAGGTCACTATCGGGAATAGGATTACCCAAACCATGCCACGGCACTTCATTATTGGCAAAAAACATATTTTCTACATTAGCGGCCATAAGTTATCACCTTTCGTTTACAAATGCGGAGTTTTATTCACTAACTTCTATACAGAGAAAATTGTCTTTTAGAGATATACTATCAATAACCATTCCACCAATTCCACAATTATTTACTTCTATGGTAAGATACTTATATGATCTTTTTTTCAATCTGGTTAATAGTTCTATCATTTGATCTATATTTAGACGATTTCCGTCTATAGTGTCAATTGACATTGTTTTATTCATTGTTGCTTCCTAATCGTCATACAACGTAGTTTAGCAGATTTTGCGGGAATGTCAACCGCCTTCGCGGGAATTTTTGGGGAATTTTTTCGGCTATCGCCCCAAATTTTGGGGGAAATTTTGCGGGAAGTTTTCCGGCTATCGCCCTATTTAACCTTCATCTTCATTTACTATATTATATCCACTAGTAGAATAATGAACAATAATATCTAACAATTGTTCATCTGTCAAATGACCTTTATTTGCCAGTGTTTCTAGCAATCGGCCAAACATATTAGATAGTCTATCTATCTTTTTCTCTATACCGTCATATTTATCAAACCTACTATCTGAACCGTTAGTAATAACATCCTCAACAAATTCGGAAATACATTGTGGATATCCATGTCCACTAACTTCTACTCTTTTCATTATAACATCCTTTAATAAATCTATTTTTACCTACTAGTTTGCGATAGATAGTATTTAGCGTTATCAAGATGAAATTGAGCTAATTCATACTTATCATCTTCTAGATATAGTTCGGCTAGATGCAGCTCCCACTTAGCTTTATTAAGATAATTATCATTATTCATACATCACCTATATCATATACTTCTATACCAATAAAATAATCGGTTCTTAATCCCCACGCTATATGCGTTAGTGGAAAAAGACTTCTAACTAAATTGATATAATACTCATAACATTCATTTTCACTATATTGGCGTAGCGGACACTTATTGACCATACTATCTCTGTCTACATATACATACTCAGACCGACCATTATATAAACTTAATCCACGCTCCTCAAGGATTTGTTTGATTTGGTCGTTATATTTAGTGGTTAAATTAGCCATATTATTCGCCTAATAGATCACAAACCTTCTCATATTCCACGCTACCAATAGGATAGAATTGTCTAATATAATAGCGTATCGCAGATTGAGTATATCTTATCCCATGCGATTCGCCATATTCGGTTAGTTTAATTACCCAATTATCTACATCTTCTTTGCTAACGCCCGATAGAGGAATTGGGCATTTTCCCGATGGGGTTGTGATAACTCTATGTCGTAAACCCTTTGATTTTGAGGGGCCTAGCTTCAATTCTGACGGGGTTTTATCCCGTTTTACTATAACGGTGCCAACCTGACGCCCCCTAGCCCCTTTGGTTGTTTTTGTAATAATTCCCCATTCTTTAATACGCAATAGCACAACAGAATGTGTGATTTTACCATAAGGGGGACTAACTTGTTTATTATATTCGTCGGCAACCGCCACGTATAAGGCATAAAAATTGCTAAATGTATTCCTATCTTCAACCTTTACAATGGTTGTAAGAAATAGGTCTTTATCTACTAGTATAGTTTGGCGTGCCATCTATCTATCCTTTGTTTACAAAGCCAAATGGTGGGATTCCCCCACATCTTCTAATACATTTGCAAGGAGTCTAGGCCATCCCAAATATATTAGCTATCTTATCCTATAGGATTATTAGAAGACATTTGGCGGATAGTGTCAAATTTTCCGACTTCTTTTAGTTCAACTACTACTGTATACATGCTAACGCCCTTTATAGTGATATATTTTCTACTAGAATATCTACAAGTATTTTAGCAGATTCCATAGCACTATTAGGACCAATAAATGGGCCATAATGTACAACAAAAACACCACATGAAATTGTATAAAATGCTGATAGACCTGGACTATCTATACTAATAGTATAACCATGATATATTTCGATATTACAATTTGTCATAATTATTGCCAATGTAATTGGTTTTCATCCCTTGGAAAACGCCCGACAATAGGAATACTATTTATAGAAGATCGAGTATCATAACTTCCCATATTGTATAGATAAATACCAACACATGTTCCATAAACAGATATACTATATGTTAGATTAGATATTGTATTTCCACTTGCTACCAAATCATCAATGATAATATAATTAAAAGATTTTCCATACAATCCTTCTATAACCCTGCTAGAATGACTAGACTCGCCTTTCTTACGGACTAATACTATTTGCTTGCCTAGCCTATCGGCAATCATGGGGGCTATCAACGCCATAGAATAACCCTGTATTGCGATAACGTCAAAAGTATCGGCAATCGGGCGAAGTGTCTTTACACAATGCTTGATAATCTTTCTTCTATCCTTTTGACAGAATAGAGGGGAAATATAAGGGGCAGTTACTATATATTTTCTGTCAATGTCCATATCAATATCCATTATATATCTTTAGATATAGGCTACTGATTAACAGGCTATACATATCCATGAAGGAGATAAATATATATAGCCCGTCTATCAAAAGTCTAAAGCTAACGCGGAGAAATTGTTAAAAATGGGCGTAACTTAGAGTTTTGATTATATTCTTTAGTGCATAGATATTTGTTGCACTAACTTCCCTTCCATTTCTAGTAGCCTTCCACCCCGTAATACGAGAATAGTAAATATACCAACCTTTGTAATTCATGGGATAACTCCTTCTTATATGATAACTGTGTTAATAATTAACCCCAAATAGACCAATTAGAATGCTGTGGAGTTTCGCCTATCTTATCAATAAATTTGTTCAGATTAACAGTTGCGATATACTCATACAAATCATTTTCATTAAATACAGCATATACAACACCATATTCTAAATTTTCACCAGGGGTATCAGTGTCACATAGCATAAATAATGTATGTGGCATACACATAAGATTATCCTCTGGCAATTGACTCCAAAGGATATCAAATGCCTTAGTAAAATCATTATCTTGTTTTCCATCTTCTAATGCGTCCAAATACTCTTGTCTATCTTCTTCTTTTAGCAAAACAACCAGTTTATCAGCTCTAATCACATAGCCACTATTGGGGTATTCTCGATTAGACATTTTTACCTCCACGTAGTAAACTTGTTTATTGACAACGTACATTCTTAGATTCTATCCGTAGATACTTTAATTTCTATTATTTCTCTACGTCATATTACAGGACAAGTGCAATATGTGGGTTTTACATAAATGTTGCCCGTCTATATCCATTATTACATATAGACCATTTACTTTTATGCCCAAGCCATCAGGTATTATTGGCTAATAGAATCTAAGAATCTAAATTGTCCCTCGCAATTTGTACCGCATTTGTTTCTCTAATTTGTTTACTTGCTTCCCTCACATTCGCCAATAAATCCCCCGCCATATACATTTCGTGAGTACTTCCACATTCACATATTGTTTCCAATACTGACATTATTTTCTCACATTCACATATAGCTGTAGCCTTACCTTCTTCAGCTGCTAAATGAATTAGACTAGTTGCTAGACTCATTATATTATTCCTCTTTTATTGCAACATTATTGATATTTTGACGTGTTTTTAGTCTCTTCAATCTTCTATCCCCGTGGATACCTGCCCCGCCACGATAGGCTGTATGACCCCTTCTAACCTTTAGCGGGTTAATTGTTAGACTAATAACTATCTTCTTCTTTCGGCGTGACATATTAACGACCAGTTATATTCTTTTTTTTCACAAGCAATAATGCTTCTTCTTTAGACTTTCCCTTTAGTCTATAATTGCAATACTCATGTATTCTATATGGGGAACCTATAATATGTGTAACTTCTTTAGCGAATTGGTTCCGTTTTGCATTTTGTTCTACAATGTTCATGTTCCCATCCTACCATTTTTTGCGGGAATGTCAAGTCTAGCGGGGCTATTTTGAGGGAAATTTTTCAATCTTAACCAAATCCCCTAGCTTGACCATCTTCCACGGGGTAGGTTTCCCCCATCCTTTCGGCAATGGTTCCAAACAGGTATGCACGCTAACGCCATTTAGGCATTTATTGCATTGTAAATATATTTCCCCATAGTGGTTTGTCGAATGCTGACTAATATGCCCACATTGGCATTGATAGGGTTTTACAGCAATTCTACCAGTTATTTTGAGTTTAGCCATTATCTATTCCTTATGACAAATTTCTCATAATCAAATTAAGGTAGACTTCCCTAGTTTCCACTATCCCCTGACATACTTGATAAACTATCTTATCATCTGCCGATGGTCTGTATACCACCCTATAGGCATTTTGTGTACTTTCTATCTTTTCCAATTTGACCCAAAATCCCCCATTTTCCCACAATTGCACATATCCACATGATAACGCATATGGGGTTAGCCACCCCTTCTTTGTTGTGAATTTCTCTTGTATAGGGGCATAATTGCGGGATTGACGAAGAATTTCGGATAGACTTATCATAACAAAATACCCCCTTTATTGGTCATGCCTCTTTACAGACAGACTAACGACACGATAATATGTCCCGTCAATATCAATCAAAAGGTTATCAATAACCATATCTTTTTCGATATTACCGATGGTTGGTTTATGTTTCCCGATCCTAACCTGATAGGCATTATAAGAAACATAATCTTCGTTTTTTATAACTTCCAATACTATATCTTCTTTGGGCATTATATGCTATCCTTTGTTATGTCTTTTCCCGTGGTGAATTGGTTCCGCCCCATTAGTCCATTCGTAATCGCTACATTTATCTAAACGATTTAGTATAGCGGGAATAATTTCTACATTTCCCGTTTTGGCGATATATTTTTTGGTAGCCTTCGGCAATCGTAAACCATACCAACATGAAGGACGATTGTAGTAGGCTACGGAATAGCCATGTTCTAGTATATATTGGTCCCGAATTTCCTCATTGTCAAACAATTGCCCATAGACTTCAGGCATTAAATGGGCGTGATTGTATCCAGTTGGCAAAATATGGGGGTTTCTTATTAATCTAAATGTGCTATCTTTCATCATCCCCATCGGTATACCATATCCCGTAGTATACCCTACAACGGTAGCAAATTCCCCACTACGTGAACATGTACGGGGCATTTTCTTAATCGGTCGATATGCACGAAATTTGTTAATTTCCATTATAAAACCCTTTCGGCAGACTACCCCTTATCGGGGGACATGGGATAAACCATCGGAGAATAGGCTATAGTCAACACTACTACATTTATTGGTTTCTCATTAGGTCAGGGGTTGTCACGCCCCACTATTTGCATAGCTTGTCCCTTTGGATACTCGCAACAAATTGTCATAGGGTAGCAATAACCCCTATAACTGTATAGCTCTTATAGCCTATCCTTAGAGGGTTTACGCTATCGAGGTTGAACAATTAGTATTGGATAGGAAGAAGTTTGTATGTTTCCTTCCTTGTCAATATCAATATCCATTGCAATTCCCGTAATTCCTAATCGAAATATAGCATCTTTATTTGATATGTCAATGTGAATACCTAATCTAGTTATGCCATTTCTCGGACTAGTAACTTCGGCGTGTACCAAATCAAAACCGTCCATTTTGGTCTATTCCTATTCTCGACTAACTTGTTAGTGGTAACTTATGGACGGACTAGGGGCATATGATGATTATGTATTTGCCTATAGTCCGTAGTATAAACCACCCCGCTATCATAGTATGCGTTTTTTAGTCATATTTTAATTTTTTAATAGTGTTTTTATATATTTTTTTAACCAATTGCGGAATATCCTACAATTGGTCAACGGTAGTTCCGCGAATCTTCGCCAACAATTCCAAAGCGGTCTGTCTGTCGCTCATTTTGACACCCTTTTGGAATTCTCGAAGGGGAATTCCCGCTTTTCGCAAATTGGTGGCTTTTGCAACTACGGTTGAATACTCGATTTGTGGATACTTTCCCGCAAGTAGGAAGATAACCCCCTTGACGTTTTCGGCAGTTTCCCAAGCCGAAATGAATTCCAGAGTATCTACGGGGCAACGCTTGCGACCGGTGGGGGTCACATTTACGCTACCGACATTCCCACTAACCACGACGGGGGTTTCCACGCCTTCGGCAATTACGTTTTGCAATTCGGACATTCTAAACACTCCCTAGAAAAAAGGTTTCGCAAACTGGTTAAAATAAACGGGATAGACATACTACCTTATGCAATATGCCTAGCTTGTCTATTTTGGCGTTAGCGGGGTTTTCTCTTACTACACCCTATTCTACACTATTTTTCGGCATTGTCAACCCTACGGCATGAATTTTTTTGACAATCTTCTACAAATTCATACAATACCCCACCTATGGCTATACCTCTAATGTTTTCGCCACATTCCCACGATTCCCGCCATAGTTCACACCGGTTAGTTTTCCGATTACGCAACATAACTTGACCACCCGATAGCACAGAAGATACACTATAGGGCGTATTGTGTATATCTTCCCCATTTTGCCCAATAATATCTACTTCTTTGGGGTTGACTAGAATACTGTATTCCTTATACCTATCGACCCCATCGGACCATACAGCATTAGCCGGACTAGCGTAAAAATTCGTTTTGTCGGGAAGGTTATATGTTGGCGTTAAAAATACCCTATCCCCCTTTCGCAATACCATACTAGTACCCAATAACTTTACGGTTTTAGTCATAATTCCCAACATTGTCAATCCCCCTGTAATTGGTTGTTATTCGTTCCACCCTAGCCCACAATAGGCTATATGGCAATGGGGCTAACCTGTTGGCGTATCATGCCGATAGACTAGCCTTATCGTCATACATTAGCACTATCTTCCCCTTTATTGTTCCCCTTTTGTGTCCTATCCAAATTGGTCTAAGCTATCGCCCCATTATGTCTAATAATAAACCATATAGCGGGATAGTCAAGAAGTGTATAATTAGATAGTACAGTGTATGTCATTTTCGTACATATATGTAGTCAAATTGATTACACTAGCCACGCCAAAAGGCTATAGACTACCTACAAATGTAGGCACTTTGCTATGCAAAGTAGTTTGCAATGAATAGTTTTAGCTATTCGCAATACTCCCGCATTATCTTAATCATTGTAAGGGGTGTATAGTCTAGTCCCCTCTTGCCCAATATCTCTTGTATTTGTTCAGACCCTTGCAAAAACACACTAGCGGGGCAATTGTCATTATCGACTAGGCTAAATACCTCTATCCCGCAATATGGTAGCCGATAATTGACAGTTAGCACAAACAGGAATTTCCCCTCGCGTGCTATGTGCAAATCATCGTCATTGCCACAAGATAGGGTATAGACCACCTTACCTTTAGCCCATCGGTAGTGAATTTCCGTAGCAGGATTATACCTTCCCGCCTTATGTTGGTTGTCGATAGACTCTTGCCGTAGTGTGTAATTGTGTATGGTTCTCATGGGTAAACCCCTTTCGTTATTGCGGATTGTCTAGTTTGCATATCATGTCGAGTAAATCACGAATTCTTTGGGCATAATACGCATAATACGTATACTGCCCTAGTTTGTAGTATACCGTCAATTGCCACGGTTGCATATCGTTTTTGTCATACACAATGTCGAAAAATTCTACCTTCATAGTGTACCCCTCTTGCCTATGGCAAGCTAAAATTTGTGGTCCGATTCGACAATACGACAATCGACATTTCCGCAAAGGTATACTTTTCCTTGTCGGAATTCCTTATAGGCGGGGATTTGATTGTAGTAATTCATTGGACCCCTAGCGATTTGGTATACATTGCCTGATGGTAGCATACCTCCCCCAATGTGTGTATGTAGGGTTTCCACAATGTCCCCTGGTTGACAATCACGAATCTTCATAGCATAGCCTTTTATCTAGTGTTTTTTCGATTGTAAAAGCCCGATTATCCCCATTTATTGGTTCAAATCCATTGGATTGTCGCCAATTCCAATATGTGTCAAGATAATGGAATATAACCGATAGGCTACCCCCATTATTTAGCTCGAATTCCGCCATTTCTAATGTCTTTTCAGGGTCCATACTATTCCACCCCTTTCCCGTCCATGGGACGGTCGAAATTTCCACCGAACGGATAGCCCCGTTCAATGTACGATTTTAACTTTTGCTCTTTGTCCAATTGTTCTGCCGGAGATAGCGTATTGACCCCATCATATACCGATTGTTTGTCATCTTTGGAGTATCGCTTGCGGTACATGCTGGGCTTGCGTGATACCTCCCACAATGGTTGTGGATCAAATCGCTCTTGCAGAGCGGGGAATAGGGGTTCTCCGTTCTCCGCAGTGTCCCGCATGTCCAATGTGAACATCGCGAATTCCGCGAATTCCACCGGAATATCCAAACTTACGCCCGTGGTCGCAGACCACTCACAATTCGATAACATAGCAAAATTCCTTAACTACGTTGTGAAAAAGCTATAATAGGTCGATAGCAAAAGAAGTAGAATGAATTGTGTCTACTATTGTTCCATTAACGCCAAACAGGTATATGGCGTTAAACAATCCCTCTTTTTCCTGTTCAGCTACCTTCTCATAGAATAGTGCGGTAGCCTTCGCCAAATCAGAGCCACCCCCCAACAGATACCAACCCTCATACACAACTAGCCCCATAATTACATAGCTCATAATTCCCTCTTTTCTCTTGCCCATTGGGCGGTTAGTTTAGGTCCAAACAAAACGGGGTCAAAATTCCGTGAATGTTTACGAGTCTCATAGTTAGTTCTCCCTGTTAAGCTATCGGTAATTGTTCACATTTTCGTGAATTGGTCAACCCCAAAACGGGAAAATTCCAAAAGAATAATAGGAGAAAAATTCTACCATAATTTCCGCGAATTGGCATGAAAATAATGTAGCAATTACCATACCGAATTACGGCCAAAGCCCCCAAATTATTGAAAAATACCCCGAAATAGGTAGAATGCGTATGCGTTCGCGTGGTAAGCTAACTATTTTTTTATGGGTAAACATACACTGGACGTTATCACGCAACATACGCGAAGCTAGAGCGGTTTTAATGGATAAGTTTGACGGCATATGTCGTAAAGCCCCCGCTAAGACCCCTATTCTGGGGAAATGGGGAATTTGTATAACCAAACGGTATAGTATTTGCAGTAGGTTACCCGTATAGTGGAAAGAATATAGCCATTGTGGGCATGTGTCGCCCCAAACTATGGAAACCCCGTAAGGTATATAATTTACCCCTTTTAACTTCTCCCCGCCCGTGATATTTCGGCAACACACACAACCCCTGTAAGGTATTCCTTATGCCCCCGCTGGGGTTATATATAATTAAGGGGTTATCATTTGCCCCTGCAAGGGGGTATGTCTGACGCCCCCGCGAAAATGCGACAAGTATAGGCAATTTGGGGGTCTACAGGCCCCGCTAGGGGTGATAGTCCTAATGTATCCCCCATTTTAGGGGTTCGTCGCCGAAAATTTGTTGCGTAGAATTGCTCAGGATGCGTTCAAATTAAAAATATGACCTAATACCCATGTCGGGCGTGGAACGCGTTAGAATCGAAGCTAGGCCCCTTAGAATCGAAACGGGGGAAAATGGCAATTGGCCGAACGCGGAAAGAGGAAGGAGGGGGATTGCCCATATACTCTATTTTCTCCATATTACCATATCGCATAGGCAACAAAAAAGCCCCTTTCGGGGCTTAACTATCGGGTTAGATTAGAGGTTTCGCCTATTCCCCTCCCTCGCTATCGCGGGAATTGTCGATTGACGTTAACAGCATAACATACAACCCCTGCAATTCCACCCGATTGAGTTTATGCAACCCCTTTTCGACGTTTTGCGATACCCCCGAATTCGGCAAGTATACATTGCTCATCATTGCCATACAGTCTCGGATTGTGGATTCTTTTGGGTCCATTATAGCCACCCCTCCCCTTGTTTGGAATAGTCAAGATACCGACACGTCAGACACACTAGCTTGGCCACCCACCGATACCTCACAACCCAAAGGGGTTTGCCATGTCGGGGGTCGAATATTTCGTACATTGTTCTATCCCTTTCCCCGCTATTCGCGGCTGTTAGCTTAATTGGATAATTCATACTAACCCCATCGGCTAAACCCTATTAGAATGTATCGGCAATTTTATGTCAATCCCTTGTGGGCATTTTCGGGAAATTTTGTCGAAATAATTGGTAGTACATATTCTAGGGGGTATAATACCATCTTCAAAAACCCATTTCGTCCGTGTTGCGTCCAAAATGAATTTATGGGTCAACATACATTGGAACATATCACGCAACACACGCGAAGCTAGATAGGTTTAATTGGATGATTTTTACGGCGAGTGTAGTAAACATCCATTATTTACCCCATCAGAGAGGGGCCTATGTATAGGACAATCATACACCCCAATACTATGTAGTCCCTACGGGGTAGTCGATACCATCATTGTATGTAGCTCTTTTGGGTGTTAAGGTATCCGTTGCCATTGCCTGCCGCATTGCCGAACCCCGCAAACCCTAGCCGATAGCTTGGGTAACTTAGGGGAATGGCGGGGTTTATTCAATCAAAATACCCAGAGTACCCAAACCCCCTAAACCGTCCGGTGGTCTGTAAATAGTCGGCGGCATTTATTTAGAATGAGCATACCTAAACAAGCCCTATCATATTTATACGGAACAAGATTGTTTAGTTCTGCGGTGTATAATATAGTATAGCCTTGCAGCAAACAATAAATATTAATCCCTGAGATGGGCACTACTTGCAAGGCGGTGTCTGTCAAAGGGATTTTTTATGAGGTATATATGATATATTGTAATGATCCAGAAATAGTAGATTATATTAAACAAAACTGTCTAGAAATGACAGATGGGAAAATTGCGGAAAATTTAAGTATAAAATATGGCGAAAAAATAAGCGTTAATGCAGTAAATAAACAGCGTTTAAAACTAGGTATAAAGAAACTTCCCGGTCGAGGAAAGTCATCTCAAGCAATAAATATATCAAATTTTCCCAATCACAGAAATACTCCGTATACACAAGAAGAAGCTAAAACACATTATAGTACTAGTTCTCTTACAATGATTGGAAAGTATATTAATTGTAATACTAAAACAGATTATTTATGTCATAAATGCAATCAAATAAAAAAGATGAAACCTATTACAGTTAAAAGTTTAAATTGTGTTTCATGTGGCTGCATTAATAAGCGGACATATAATAAAACACTGAAAGAATTACAACAAAAATATAGTTCTTCTACAGTTCAAATGATTGGATCGTATTTTAATGGATCAACACCTACAGAATATAAGTGTTATTGTGGCAAAATTTTTTCTGCCACACCGTCACGCATACCAAAATCTTGCGGATGTTTATATAGTAAGCAAGAAGATAATTTAATAAATTTTGTCGATAAATTCCCTGATTTTGTACAATTTTGGGATTATGAGAAAAACCATCCTAAAACTCCTGAAAATGCTACTTGTGGTAAATATAGAAGTTATTGGCTTAAAATAAATGATGTATCTATTAAAGTTACTATAAACCGATTATTAAAACAGGGAAATAAAATATTTATTAAATCTATATTTAATTATCCTGTAAATTTATATAATAAATATAGTATTAATAATCCATATAAATTAAATACTTTACCATGCTCTACTAAAGTATTGTGGATATGTAACTTTTGCAATAAGGAATACCAACGATCTATTTATCAACAGTCTAAAAATAATAAATGCCCATATTGTCAAAGTAAAAATAGAAAACCATTTATAGATTTTAACGATTTAAAAACTAAAAGACCAGATCTAGCTAAAGAATGGTCTGATAAAAATGGATTAGAATCTAAAACATCGAATTTTGCTTCATTTATATCTAAGAAGCATAAAATTTGGTGGAAATGTAAAAAATGTAAATATGAGTGGTTAACTTGTTTAAAGAATAGAACTGGGGTTAAAGGCACCGGATGTCCAAAGTGTAATAGATCAAAAGGAGAATATAAAGTTCAAAAAATATTAGATAAATATAATATATTATATACTTTAGAAAAAACATATCCTAATTGTAAACATATTAATAAGTTGCGATTCGATTTTTACCTTCCTAAATATAATATCTGTATAGAATATCAGGGAAAACAACACTACACTAATAACACTGGATGGTCTTGGACAAAATATGATGTTGAACTTAGACAAAAACGTGATCAAATTAAGAGAGATTATTGCACGAAAAATAATATACAATTAATAGAAATACCTTATTGGGATTTTAACAACATAGAACAAATCATAAAAGAGCAAGTCTTAAAAATCGCCGACGATAATATTTCCAAGTGATAGTCCCTATCTATCCTTATAAACCACATGTGAGACCCACGCCGATTGAGTAGTGGTGTATTATTATATATGAAAACATTTATCTATTTAATTTTTCTGGTAGTGCTTTATGTATGGATGATTATAGCTCATATTATAGCGTTTTTAATTATAGGAATAATATCTCTTGTTATATGTATGGCAATTCCATTTGTATGGTTGTATTCTTTTTTGCGATGGGGTTGTCCAGTTTATTGAAAGGAATCTTAATTATGTCAACTGTCCATTTAGAACCATTAACATTTGTAGTGAGGATTTTCGGGGAAGGTAAACAATATGGTGATCCATATGATTGGGTTGCCACGGCCGTAAAAATTGATGATAATGTGTTAGAAATTAAGGGGGCTTTAAAGGCACCGACACCTGAACAATTCAGGGCATTACAAAAAGATCTTCGGGCGATGGGATGGAAGAAGGTTATCTATAAAAGAAAGACAGGCGGGGAAGATATCATAAGGGAAAAGATATAACTAATTTAATTTCTTACCTTTTGGTTGCCGCGATTTGGGTGAAAATTTTTGTCTATTCTTGGCCGAAAGTATAAACGATTTTGAGTTTTTAGCCTAACCAATTTTAATTCTAACTCCATATTGTTCAGTACGATTAAATAAAGTTAAGTAAAATTGCGTTAAACCTATGTTAATTTTCCGGGTAGTTTGACTTCTTTTTCACCAACATAATTTCTTAATCAATACACTACAATTTTCTCCCACTGAAGCCGAATTAAAAATAAACGCGATATTATACTTAATATATCCAAAAAAAGGTGAAAAGTCAAGTTTTTTGTGTAATAGTTATGTAAAAGTTATGTAAAATCCGTGTAAACGCGGATATTTTTGATTTTCCGGTAAAATTTCTGGAATTATTGAACTTTTCCCTTGTGGAATGTCTATAACTATAATAGATGATTGAGTTTTACATATTTTAGAAAGAAAAGAGAATAAAATGGATAATATATTAGTGCCAACTATTTTAACTGCAAAAGCCTCCAAAGAGTTAGAAAAGGAAGTGGTCGAAGAGTTAAAAATAAAAGACCCTGTAGAAGAAAATACTTTGGCAAAATTAATAGAACTTATTCCCACTTAATTATGAAGCTGCCAAATGGAATAACGGAAGATCAATTCGTCAAGACGGCTAATATTGTTGCCTCTCGTTTAGCCAAAAGATTTCGCTTTGGTTATCACGATAAAGACGACATGAAACAACAGGCTATAATTTTTGCCATTGAAGGTGTTGAAAAATATGATGGCATTCGCCCGCTTGAGAATTTCTTATGGACCCACGTTAAAAATAGATTGTGCAATTTTAAGCGTGATAAATATGAGAGGACGGAAAAGCCATGTGCAAAATGTCCTTGTAGTGAAATCAATGATATAGATGAAGATGGTTGTAGTCAATATATAGATAGAGAGGAATGTTACAATTATAAACTTTGGTTAACTAGAAATAGTAATAAAAAGAACTTAATGAATACTATTAATATTTATAGAATTGATAATACTAATGAAAAGAACATGGAAATTAATGCAACTGATAATAGTATATACAATGAGATGATAGAGATCATTGAGAAAAACTTACCGGCAAATCTACGTAGTTCATATATCAAACTTAAATTTTATAATAAATTAAATATTAATAAACGACTTGAAATACAAGCGGCTATTCAAAAAATACTAGAAGAAAATGGATATGGAAATAGTTAAAGAAAAAAAGAAGAGTGGTAAATTATCACTAGAGGAAGAACAATTCATTCGTGATAATGTAGATAAACTTCCCATTAAAGAAATCGCCGAACATATCAATAGGACAGAGGTTCCGGTTCTTCGGTATATGCGGGAAAATAATCTTATTTCTGTAGAGATGGATTCTATAGAATCCGCCCGTACTATTTTAAGGAGTAAATTACATACGCGGGAATATTGGACCGAAATTAAAAAACAATTTACCCCAGATGAATTAATATGTTTTGAGGCAGATTGGACGCGATTAATGTTGCAGTTCAAGGAGGATTTACAATATGCCGAAGAACTTGAGCTTAAACAATTTATTACCCTTGAGATTTTAATCAATAGAAATCTTACCGAGCGGCAGATATTTAGAGAAGAAGCGGAAAAATTACAAAAATTATTAGATAAAGAATATGAAGTAGATGAGAGTATAAGAGATATAACAAGAATAGCTAATTTAGAAGCCCAATTAAGTTGTGCAAGAACTGCTATTCCATCTTATATGACTGAATATGCGAAACTTTTAGAGAAGCGGCAAAATATTACCCGCGACTTAAAAGCTACTAGAGATCAACGTATTAAAAGAATAGATGATTCTAAAACAACTTGGACGGGATTTCTTAAAGCATTAGATGATGAAACTATTCGTTCAAGAGTTGGTGATGATATAGAACTTATGAGATTAGCTAAAAATAAAGCTAGAGATAGATTGAGCGAATTACATGAATATGTTGATGGAAAATTTGATCGTCCAATATTAAATAGTGAAACAATAGAATTAGACCAGGAAGATGGAGATGAAATAGATGAATAATATAGAAGATAAAATAGAGAAGATAGAGGAAGTAGATGAAGTAGAACGGCAACTTCAGGAAGCTCTTAAAAATCCAACCTTAGTAGACCCTGCGGATATGCCCGTGATTAAACCGACTCAAGAGACAAAAAAACAAAAACACATACTTGATTATAAAAAAACCATTGTTTCTCCAGGGGGAACTATAGAGGAAAAACCAGCATTTAAAAAGGAAGAAATTATACCGCAATTTTCTACAGCCGAAGTTGTTAAAAAAGAATTAAATTATCCCAAGAGTTCAATACATCCTGCTGTTAGGAATATAGTATGTATAAAATAGATGATAAAAAAGTAAAATTCAAAAGATATTTTGATCCTAAAGCTATTATTAAAAAATACTTTAATATAACGTCTAAATCTCAAAAGGTTTTAGATAATTTTAGTACTATATGGGTAACAGATAAAAACGAAAGATTGCATGTAACATTTCAAGATGTATTAGATGGAATATTAAAAGAAGGTATGTGGGGTTTCTGCGATCCTCAAGATGGTATAATATACTACTGGCATGATGGTGATAGAAGTCATTTAGAATTAGCACTATTATTTGGACACGAACTTGGTCATATTGTTAGTAAGAAAAAAGGGTTTTCCCCAAAAGAAGAAGGTGTTTGTGATATATATGGTATAATTTCCGCAATTGTTTATCATAAAATTTCTAAGGAAAAGGATGTGCTATATGAATAAAACGGCCCTAATTTTTGGTTGTACAGGAATGGATGGTTCGCACCTTTCTGATATGTTATTAGATAAGGGATATAGTGTTATTGGGATTAAAAGACGTAGTAGCACAAACAATTTGGGTAATTTATCATACTCTTTAACTAAGCCCGATTTTAAGTTAATAGAGGGAGAAATAACAGACCCAAGTTCTATGAATAATATTATTTCCCGTTATAAGCCCGACGAATGTTATCTGATGGCGGCAATGTCTCATGTTGGAACTTCTTTTGAAGAACCAGCACATACCTTTCAAGTTAATACTATTGGACCATTATATATATTAGAAGCGATAAGATTATATTCACCAAAGACAAGACTTTTACAGGCTTCAACATCTGAGATGTTTGGTAATAATTATAACGAAGAAGTTAAAGGCACATTTATAGGTATGCAAGAAAATGCCAATTGTTTCGGATATGATGATGATTATAGAGTAGAGAAATATCAAGATGAAAATACATCTTTATCTCCTAATTCTCCGTATGCTATTGCTAAAACAGCGGCTCATCATCTTATTAGAATGTATCGAGATGCTTATAATATTCACTGTTCGGCGGCCATTAGTTTTAATCATGAAGGTGAACGAAGAGGAGAAAATTTTGTTACTAGAAAAATAACAAAATATATTGCAGGACTTCATTCTTGGATGAAAAAGGTTGGTGTTACTTATGAATGGTTAGTAACTGCTAGTGATAATGAAATTTGTTGTGCTGGTAGAGAAGAAGCAGGAGTTGGTTTAGAATTCCCTAAATTAAAATTAGGCAATATTGATGCTGTACGGGATTGGGGATATAGTCCAGATTTTTGTGAGGCTTTTTATACTATCCTACAATGTGATACACCGGATGATTATGTGGTTTGTACTGGCGAAGAACATTCAATTAGAGAATTTTTAGATGAAGCATTCCTCTTTATTGGTATTAGCGATTGGTCAAAATTTGTACAAATAGATAAAGATTTATATCGTCCAAATGAGGTTCCTTACCTAAAGGGAAATTGTGATAAAATTAAAAAGAAACTAGGATGGGAACCAAAAACTAAATTTGAAGAACTTGTAAAAAAGATGTTATATAATGATATTTCTAATACTATAGATAAGAGATAATGGCAATACGTAAAAAAAGAAAGTATGTTAAGCGGCGAACTGTTAGAAAAAAGGTAACTCCTAGTAGAGATTTCCAAGACCCTTTATATAAAGAATGGCGTAAAAAAATACTAACGCGTGATAATTATACCTGCCAATGGCCGGGATGTTCGCGTAAAAAAGGTATTTATCTTAATTGCCATCATATTAGAAGATGGTCAAACTATCCAACATTACGCTATGATATAAATAATGGTATTACACTATGTAAACCACATCATAAAGCTATCCAAAATAAAGAGGATGATTATATCTTATTTTTCTTACAACTTTTGTCGGCAAAAATACGGCATAGACAATCACAATTAAATTATCTACATAAAAATAAAATAACCTGTAAGAATCAATATGTATAATATAATTCAAGATACCCGTGAGCAACAACCATTTTTCTTTGCTAACGCCAATGTCATAATTAAAAAATTAGATACTGGCGATTATTCTGTAGAAGGATTAGAAGATATTTTATGTATAGAGCGTAAAAAGAGTGTCTCTGAATTAGCTACCAATATTACAGAGGATAGATTTGAGAGAGAGCTTGAGCGAATGTCGAAATTTAAGTATAAATTTCTTATCCTAGAATTCAACTATTTTGATATAGATAGATATCCAGAAGGTAGTAATATACCAGCATATGCTCGTAAGAAAATTAAAATTACCGGGAATTTTATAACCAGTGTTCTTGTCAGAATTCAATTACAATATGGTGTTCATGTAATAATGTGTGGTAATTCTTCCTATGCTGCTTATATTGCCGAAAGTATAATGAAAAAAGTTGCAAAAGAATATGGCAAGTAAAAAAATAGTAGCCCCGCCTCCAAAAATTATATCTCCAGAAAGTCTTGATTGGATTAATCATGCTTGGCTTGGTCTTGGAGATATCTCTAAAATATATAGAGAAAATCCACTCCTTACTAGACCAGCAGAATTCTCTGATGATCCTATGGCATTATATGCCGTAAGACTGATGAGAAACCATAATTATTTACATTTTGCTTCTAAGACATTATTAAATATTGATTTATTACCAGAACAAACAGCTATATTAGAAGAAATTTGGACTCATGCATTTCCTATGTTTGTAGCAACAAGAGGTGGAGGAAAGTCCTTTTTATTAGCGGTATATGCTACATTAAGATGTATATTATATCCTGGAACAAAAATAGTTATAGTTGGATCTGGTTTTCGTCAAGCGAAAATTATATTTGAATATATGGAAACAATATGGAGAAATGCACCAATATTAAGGGATATATGTGATCAAAGGAGTGGTCCAAAGAGAGACGTTGATAGATGTACAATGCAAATTAATGATAGTTGGGCCATAGCCGTACCATTAGGCACGGGTGAAAAGATCAGAGGACTGCGGGCACACATAATCTTGGCAGATGAGTTCGCTAGTATTCCTTTAGATATATATGAAACTGTTGTTGCTGGTTTCGCAGCAGTATCAGCAGATCCGGTATCTAATGTACAAGAAGCATCTAGAAGAAAAGAATTGGCAAAACTTGGGGTTTGGACCGCTGATAACGAATTAAAATATAGTCAAAGACAACAAAACCAAGCTGTTATTTCAGGTACTGCGGATTATGGATTTAAACCATTTGCTAAGTACTGGCAAAGATATTGTGATATTATTAATAGTCGCGGAGATAATAAAATACTATGCGATATTTTACAAACATCTACAATTCCAGAGGGATTTAATTATAAAGATTATTCTGTAATTCGTTTTCCTTATGAACTTGTTCCACAAGGTTTTATGGATGAAAAACAAGTAGTAAGATCGAAGGCTACTATTAATTCTAATATATGGTTCCAGGAATATGGTTGCGTGTTCGTGTCAGATAGTGATGGTTTCTTTAGACGTACCCTTATAGAATCCTGTGTAGGAACTCCAGATAATCCAATTAAACTACCAAGTGGCGAAGTATGGTTTGATGCTACACTACGCGGAATAAGAGGATATGAATATGTATTGGCGGCTGATCCAGCATCTGAACGTGATAATTTTAGCCTTGTAATACTAGAACGTCATGCCGATCATTCTAGAATAGTTTATGCGTGGTCAACAAATAGAAAAGATTTTAAAGCACGATTAAAAAGCGGATTAGTAAATAAGGATGACTTTTATGGATTTTGTGCCCGCAAAATGCGTGATTTAATGAAGGCATTTAATATTGTGGCTATTGCTATAGATGGACAAGGTGGTGGCGTAGCTATTGAAGAGGCTTTGCATGATACTGATAAAATGGAGTCGGGAGAATTACCAATTTGGCCAGTTATAGAAGAAGATGATAAGAAAGATACTGATGATAAACCGGGACTTCATATATTACATGTGTGTCAATTTAGTAGAGCAGATTGGACGGCTGCGGCTAACCACGGTTTACGAAAAGATTTTGAGGATAAAGTAACCATATTTCCAAGATTCGATCCGGTTACATTAGG